TAGCTACCATACGTTTATTATTATAATTAATATTTCCATTTCCTAAGTGTGGTCTTTTTTTCATTAGAAGTTCCTTTCGTTAAAATTCTTCTGTTTGTTTTCCATTGTTTTCATTATTCTTGAAACGCTTTCAGTTTCTTTTTCATTAAGCTTTTGAAGGGTTGGCATCCATCGGCTTGCAAATTTGCTTAACTGTGGATTGCTTTCTACCCGATGAAGCTCCTGTGACATTTGCCCAAAAATTTCCATTGTGTTGTTTTCATCTTCAACATTAGGGATTGGCTCAAGATTATTAGCCTGTTCTTTTTTAGGAGCCGTTGACTCAATGACTTTATTATATTTTTCAATGCCATCATCAGGTTTAGGCGTAATGTCTTTCATTTCCTGATTTGGCGGCTTATCAGGCCGACTAGCTTTAAAATCATCAGCTTCTTCTTCAGAATAAACATCACCAGCTATATCAATAAGCTTCAGAATAACCCTATCCTTTGCTCTTTTTTCTGCCATAGCGTATGGGTAAGCATTCTTATTGTTATAAGGTGTAGCTTCTCCAATACTCCATTCAGAACGATCACCAATAGAGCCTGATACATTAAGTATGCAGATTTTTTCTTTGGGATCAGAATGAATAATGGTTGGTTCGCTAAATGTAATTCTTTTAAAAGATGCTATTTTTTCTAAAGCTTTGTGCAAAACAACAGGCGTACCATGACAATCCCAAATAGATTCTCTTTCTGTTAAGCCAATATCTTTTAAAACACTTAAAAGCTTTTCTGGTACTTGCCTTCTAGCCATCCTTTTTCTCCAAACTAGCAAGGCCAATGGGTGTTATTGACCATACTGTTTCAGAGTTTCCACGACTATTTTTTCTACGAAACTTTGTTTTCTGTAAAGCACCAGCATTAAAAAGTTCTGTAATTCTAGGCTTGATTGTAAACACATCATGTCCTAGTCTTTCACAGACTTCATGTCCTGTCAGGCCTTGAAGTTCTTGAGTGTGGGTTGCTTCAGATACCGCTGTTAAAATATTCTGATGAAGCCCACGCTCTCTATTTAAGTAGCTCATAATCTTTTGATAAGCTAACTGTTCAGTATCACTTGCATTATTGCGAAGCGATTTAGATAAATCTAAGTTAAACTGCATTCATTTCCTCCTGTACTTTTTGTAGTTTTAAATTTTCTTCCAATGCTTTTGCTTTTATTTTCTTAATGTAATCCAAATACACTGGCGGTTCTTTCCAATCGATTGATTGAAAATCTGGTGTTTCCATGCGGATAAGATCATTGCGATCTTTTGCGACACGAAGCTTAAATTCAACGCTTTGTAATTTCTCAATGATAATTTGTGACATTTCATCAAGATATTCTTTTGAAAGCTGATAACAATTGTCGGCATTTAAAATGCGATAATCTGTTTTATTGACATAAAGCAAAGAAGGTAATCTTCCTGACAGCATGTAAAAGCCACAGACTTGATAAACATTTCTCTGGTCAAAGATACCATTGAGACTTTTGGGTAGCGAAGCGGCTCTTACTCCGCTTTTTGTTTCAGCTGGCTTTCCCCATTTCGTTTTTAAATCAAGAAAATTATTATAATCAGGATAGGTAAGGTATGGAATTTCCAAGCCTGGAATCTTCCCAAACAATTCTCTTTCCCCAAAAATGCGATTTTCTTGTGAAAGTGTCTCTTGAACGCCTTCAACAGCATTTTTAATCAAGTCAGAAATCTCGTCTTTACATACGGCTTTTCTAGCTTCATCTGCGCCATTATCCCATCTGCGAGTATGATATGCTTCAAGACCTTCGATTGCTTCTTCTATGGCCTTCTCTGTAGGCCAATTTTCGAGAAGGACACGATTAACTGCAACTTGTGCTAGAATGCCAGCAAGCATCACAGCTGATTGGCTTCCATTACGCTTTTGGTCTAAAATATCAAGTAAAGCAAAAGCATGTTCTTTTTGCTCTTGTGTAGCTTCCTTGGCTTTTATAACTTCCCATGCAGAATCTATTAATGGTCTAATAAAAACTTTATCCATAAACACTTTAGCTAAGTCTTTGCTTGCATTAGAATGATGATAATAATGAAAGCGAGTTGACCATGATGGTGCTAAAGGTATGTCATTTAAGCTCATAAAAAATCCCTGCAAAACTGATTTGTCTTACAGGGATAATAATTAAAGTATTTGTCTTTTGCAAGTTTTATTGACTTTTTAAATCAACTAAAATTGTAGTAAATATTTTACCTAGTATCGTTATTATTTGCCGATTGTGATATTTTTGTAGCATTTAATAAGCATTGAAATTTATTAAATTGAGGAAGCATATCTTGAATCTGCTTTTGGACATAATCTAAATAAGCTTCAATAAAATAAGGGGATGCATAGTGTTCTCTAGCGTTTACATTTATTACATAGCCTTTATCTACGCATTCATTAACCATATCACCAGCGGCTTTATGCGTCATTTCTAGCGTGCTACTTACTATCTTTTTTTTAAGAAGTTTGTTATTAAAATAGCTTGTATAAAGTAACGATGCATAAGCTACTTTATTCGCTGTTCCACTAAAATAAGTTTTAATTTCAGTATATTCTTTTGATTTTGAGGGTTTGCCAACTGTTTTGTATTTTTCTATTTCAATCGTGGCTAATTGAAAAGCTGCATTTTCTAGTAAAGTTTTTTCTAAATATTCTTCTTGGCTTATTCTTCTTTTTTGCCCTTTCCAATATGACAATTGTTCATTTAGCGTACCTTGTCTTTGTTCTGCTGGTGGTGCATGATTAATATTTCCATTTAATTTGTAGTTAAATGAACCTTCATTATTAACGCTTTCAAGAAAATGTCTATTTGTCATTTTGTTCTCCTTTATTTAATTTGCCAGTTATTTTGTGGGCTATTGTAGATTGTTGATTGTATTAAACAAGCCCATGTAATTTGTATATTTGTTTCATTTAAGGCCGTATTTACTGCTGACGATAATTCGTAAATCCCATTGTTAAGACTAGGAACCCCAATTGTTTTGTAGGTTTCCCCATCTCTAATATATTCAAGTACGCAATATCTTTTTAAACAATAATCTTCTAATTTGAGTTGCAACATATTGTATGGATCAAAAAGGACATAAGAATCTGACTTCCAATCAGCTCCACCTTTTCTTACAATAGCTGATAATTTAGGTGCATTAATTAATACATTTGGGGGAGCTACCAAAAATTCTTCCTTTTCGTTAAGTGATCTAAATGAAATTTGATCAAATTTGTCAGCATATCCCAATACAGGAATATCAGGTACGCCTATTATAGAGTTGGGATGTACTTCTAAAATTTGTGAATACTGCTCAATTTGTTTCAATGTTAATTGTAAATTTCCTGACAAATGCCTGGAAACAGTAGAAGGGCTTATTTGAAGATGTTTTGCCATCCATTTTTTTTGTACCCCTTTTCCTTTTACAATTTTTGCTAAGTTGATGTTAGCATCAATAGTCATAATATCTGCCTCGCTTTGCTGTGTTTTTTTATTTATAGCGAGCATGTTCTTTTTCTCCTAATTTAATGTTTTGATCAATAAATTTTAATATTGGCGTTTACTTGACGTTTTACGCACATATTTGTAAAATAGATCAAAGAAAGTGATTTGTCAAATAACGTCAAAATTTACATAGGAAGAAAGTATGACATTAGAAGAATACAGAAATGAAAAAAAGCTAAACTACACACAATTAGCTAGAAAACTAGGCTTAAATGAAGCCACAATGGTACGCAGATGGTGTTTAGCTCCTGATAACAAGACAAACACTCCAAGGCATATTCCGTCAAACAAGCACATGAGAACTATAATACAAGCGACTGATGGTGCTGTTCAGCCTAATGATTTTTATCGATATGCCTGACAGGGTTTATGCTAGTGAATCTGATTTGCAGAAGAATGTAGTAAAATGGCTCAAGCTTGTTTTGCCAAAACCTAGCATCTTTCATCATTCACCAGGAGAAGGCCGTAATAAAGTTCAATGGTATCAAAAGCTCAAGACAATGGGGTTTCAAACAGGATGGCCTGATTTGGAAATATTTGTTGAGAATTGCAGACCTATTTTCATTGAGTTAAAGCAGCCAAGAAATTACATGAGTATTTTCCAAAAGGAAATTAAGGAAAAGCTAGAGAATTTTGCCTATGTTTTTGTATGCCGAAGCTTACAGGAATGCGAAAAAGCATTGGGCAAGCATATGGTTTTATCCCCTAATAAATATGCCAAGGCCATGATTGAAGCCGAGATCATGCTGGAAAGGCAAATCATTTTAGACAAAGAAAAAGAAAAGCAGAACAGGAGAAAGCTTAGAAAGCTTACTGTTATGAGTAAAAGAGAAGCCGAGCAGAACAAGTGGAAGTTGAATTTACCCAGCCGATCCTAGCATTTGTTCTGCTTGAATTTAATTCAATGAATGAATGCGTAGATATTCTCAAGCGTTTAGTGACGATTGCTCACCATGATTTATACATTCCCTGTGCTAATCACGATGAAAGCTATGCGTTTTATTTTGAGCATTGGGCAAAGCATTATCATTACAGCAAGCCACCATTAAAAAGGCCAGAGGTTTTTTGGGAATGAGATGCGAGCAATGCGACAGCTGTATCACTTGGCAAGCTGACAGAGATGGTCAGGACATGGATTTTGACCAGAATAAATGGCTGTTTGTCAGAGTCTATTTCTGTAAAAAATGCGGCTGTGTAACCCATGTCTATTATCCAAAGGAGCAAAATGATGAATCTATGCAGTAAATGCAATGAAAAAGAAGCTGATAAAATCATTGAAAACAAGGGATATTGCAATAAATGTGCATTGCTTTTAATGCAACAGATCAGGGAAATGTTTAGCTATAATCAAAATAGGGCTTGACATGGTGTGCAACAATAATTTACCTATTAAAGCAATTCCCTTAATAGCATATAATATTATTAGCTATAAATTATTAGCTGATAATTTAAGAGTCTATAAGAGCCTAAAAAACCCCCCAAAGGTTTTTTTAGGCTTCTTTATTAGCATGCTATTAATAGCATTATTAGCATATAATATTATAGCATATAAGGTGATTTGCCATGAATCATGAGCAATTCACTGCGTTTAAAAAGGTATTATTCAGCAAGCTTGAAAGCATTATCCAGGATTTAAAATCAAAGGATCGTGAGAAGATATTAAAGCACTTTGAGCAATTCACTACCATTGAAGCTTGCAAAAAATTCATTCAGCAAATGGAGAAGACACTTGGAGCAACCAAAAGACGTTGAGGAATTTGATGATTGGCTATTAGAAGCCGCTGAGACTGAAAGGCGACTCCCTAAAGCTATAAGGAAGCAAAAATTAGCATCTTGGCCAGAGTACCAGCAAGCTTGGCTGAGCTATGCAAGTGAAGCATTCACTCCAACAATTGCTGCGGCTAATTCACGACAGATAACAAGATATGATTATATTCTTTTATGCTTGATTGAATATGCAACGGACAGGGAAAGGAAAATATTATGGGCATGTGCCCATAGCTCTGTTTTCAGGCATGGTAGGAAGCCACAATGGACAAAATGCAGTAAGTTATTTCACTGTGATCGAAGAACCATGAAAAAGCTTTATATTGATAGTCTTATTAGAGTACATTATAAGGTAAAGAAAAAGCACCCGAAGGTGCTTTATTCTTGATCATTCATTATCTTCAATTCTTTTATCTACAAATTTTAGTACAGAAAGTTTGCTTTTATATCCTTTTTTAACCAGAGTCCTTTCTCTAACATGATTTCCACCATCTTTAAAATATCCAATGACCTCACATGAATACATAATTTTGTTGCGAAAAGGAAATGTTGTTAATCTTATTTCTTCAGATATTTTTTCTTGCATTTTTAATCTCCCTAATTCTCCATTTCTACCATATCTATAGAAGTATCTGATGGCATATCTTTATGCCAATAACTGACATATGGCTTATTTTCTGTTGCTGATGATACTTCCAGATAAAAAGTATGATCTCCAATTTTAACATAGCAAGCAACATCTGATTTTACATATATTGTTGGTTTAGCCATTTTCATTCTCCATCATTTCTAATAAAATTTTTGCTTGCTGATCTCCACGCTTTGCCATGTCTTGCAAGTAACGAATAAGCATATCTTCAAGAATAGTATTTTGCATCATTCATTCTCCATTTTCATATAATTTTTTAATAACAATTGGGCTTTCAGAATCTATTTTTTCATCAACAAAATGGCAAGAAACTTGTATTTCATCATTTTCATCAGTATTCAAATATTCAATTTTTTCTACATCAGAACAAAAATCAGAAACAATATCGCTTATTTGGTTTTCTGAAATTTCATGGTCTGAAATTACTTCATAAATTCTGGTGCTAACAATTTTTTCTTTAACTTGATAATAAATAAAATTAGCCATCATTCAAACTCCTTTTTAAGATCAGCAAGTGTTGCAAAATCTCCATTTTTACCAATAACATGACAGCCATGCCAGCCATTCATTTCATTCATTCCATGTATAAACGCATCTAATTCAGCTTGCGTGTTAAATGAATATTCTTGCAATTTATAATCAGAATTAGAAGGATGTTCACCCCATACTATGCCTATTTTGTGTTTCATCATTAATTCCCCACAATAGATTCAGTTATGTCTTTTAAATCGCATTCATGTATTTCAAAAAGACCGTCACATTGTTCATTATATTCATCTAATAAATTATCAATAAATTCTTGCTTGCTATAAGCATTTCTAACAGGATTTAATTCAATATTAATTACGCATTCATATTGTTTTAATTCTTTTTTACTCATTTTAGGTTCCTTTCTCCGCTTTTAATTAAACCTACAATTAGCAGTAAAATTCACTGCTAATTATGGGATTAACTAAGCTCTTTTTTAAGAGTCATACAGGGGTTATAATCAATTCTGAGTACTTTGTAGCCCCATTCTGGATTATAGAACTTCTCGTGGCTTAAAATGGCTCTATAAGCTTTGTTTTCGCTTGTGGCTGATATATTGTAGATTGTTAAACCTACATTTAATTGGATAACATATTTATTCATATTAAAACTCCAAAAAATAAAATGATAAGATAAATGGAGATCACCAGCATTATTGAGCTGGCAATCTCCAAGATGATTTGTAGCCTAGTCATTAGGCTACTTTCTTTAATTGTGTAGCGTTTAAATTAAGCACGAATTGACTAGCTTTTTCAGCTTCTTTTGCGGCTCTAAAAATGAATTTTTTATCGTCTTTTAAAGCTTTCAGCCAAGATTTAATATAGCTTGCATGGTTATCAATCATGTCATTTTTATCACCATTTTTAATGCCTATTGTAGCATTTAAAAAAGCACTACCTAACTCAGCTATTAATTCTTCATAAGCATAATCTTTTGAGCCTTTTGTACTAAACTTTTTGCGATCTAATCTGCTTTTGTGGCCTGTCCAGTGTGTTACTTCATGTGCTAGTACTGAGTAATAATATTCTGGCGTTTTAAAAGCTTCAAATGGTGGCATGCCAATATCATCAGATAAAGGATAATAAGCGGCTTTATTATCAGCTTTTATTTTTGCACCAATTGAACTATAA